GCCGAAACCTGGTTCAGTGCTGAAGAAGCAAAAGAACATGGGTTCGTTGATTCAATCATCGATGATGAAGAATCCCCTCAGAACTCTGCTAACTGGAATCTGAGTGCGTATGCCAATGCACCTGCTGCACTGGCGAATAAAGAAACCCTCGAAAATATCGATGACGATGATTTCGACATCGAGGCCAATAAAGAATTTATGGCCAAAATGAAACGCCAGACCGAGGCATTAGCCCTGGCTCAACCCGGTTAGCGGTTTTCCGTAAACCGAATTTATCTCAGCCCGCATTAGCGGGCTTTTTTATACCTGTTCTAAATTGGAGAACACACTATGAAAGGCATTCAAGCCCTGCGGGAAGAGCGCAAGAACATTGCTGCTCAGATGTTAAACCTTGTGGAAAATAAGCCACAAGATGAGCAATGGACGGAGCAAGATCAGTCGAAGTACGACGGCCTGAAGAACTCCATCGATTCTCTAGATGGTCAGATCAAGGCTTACGAAGAAACACTGGAGCTGACAAAAGCTGGTGAAGATCAGATTCAGGCAGTGGCAGCGGAACAGAACATCTCAATCGATGAAGCTACGCATCGTGAAGCCCAGCGCAAAGACTGTTTTAACTCTTGGATGCGTGGAGGCGTAGACAACCTTAGCAACAGCCAGCGTGAATTCATGGCAGCAGAAGTTCAGCGTGTCCAAGCTGAAATGGGGATCGGCCAGGCTAACAACGGCGGCGCATTAACGCACCGTGAATTTGTTTCTCGCCTGCTGGAAGCAATGAAAGCCTTTGGCGGTATGCGTAACGTCGCAACCATTATCCAGACGGCAACTGGTAACCCGATGGATATGCCTACCACTGACGCTACGGCCGAAGAAGGTGAAATCGTAGGTGAGAACGCTACTGCTACAACTGCAGATACTGCTTTTGGCACTGAATCCATGGGCGCGTTCAAGTACAGCTCTAAAGCTATCGCAGTTCCTTTCGAGCTGCTGCAGGATTCCAGTATCGATCTGGAAGCGTATATCTTGCGCTTGCTGGCAATGCGCTTGGCACGAGTGCAGAACAAACACTTCACCATTGGTACTGGCACTGGCCAGCCAGGCGGCATTGTAACCGCTGCCACAGTGGGTGAAACCGCAGCATCAGCTACCAAAGTAACCTTTGGTGAACTGAAAAACCTGATTCACTCTGTGGACCCAGCATACCGCTCATCTGGTAACTGCCGCTTCATGTTCAACGACATGACCCTGCGTGATCTGAAAGATGAGAAAGACACCACAGGCCGTCCTCTGTGGTTACCAGGTTACGAAACCGGAGATCCAGATCGCATCATGGGCTACGGCTACGAAATCAACCAGCACATGGAGGCAGCAGGCGCGAATGCTAAGCCAGTACTGTTCGGTGATTTCAGCCACTACACCATCCGCGATGTTATGCAGCTGATGATGTTCCGCATGACCGATAGTGCCTTCACCATGAAAGGCCAAGTCGGTTTCGTTGGCTTCCAGCGTTCAGACGGTAAGTTGCTGGATGTTGGTGGTGCGGTTAAGGCTCTGCAAAACGCAGCGGCCTAAACCTGATAACTGAGTAAAAGCCCACCGGGTGGGCTTTTACTTTCTTCTGAATATCAACACAGGAACTTGAACATGGCCGATGAGAAAAAAGCCAAGTTAACGGGTAAAGAAACCGCCCGTATTACCAGCATTGTGATGATTGGCGGTAAAACCTACCAGCCGAATCAACTGGTAAAAAACCTGCCAGCGAAAGAGCTGCAGGAACTGATCGAAAACCAAAGCGCCACTCTGTCTGACGCAGATATCAAATACTGCGAAGAAGAGCTGAAAGTGAAGGTGATCGACCACACTGCAAAGCCGGAACCCAAGGCTGAAAAAGCGGATTCCGAATAATGCTCGACCTCCAATTAGTAAAAAAGCACTTGCGGGTTTTCCACGCTCGTGAAGATGATCTGATTCAATCGTATATCGATGCTGCTCTGGCTCAGTTTGAGTCATTCACAGAGCGCAAGTTGTACGCAGATCAGACCGCGTTAGATGCAGACGTAAATGCACCGCAATATACAGCGGTATTGAGTCCGAAAATCAAAAACGGTGCTTTTTTACTGATTGGGTATTTCTACTCAGAGCGTGATCGTGACGCAGCAATGCCGCGCGCAACAGAAGCGCTCTGGCAAAGCTACCGAGTGATCAGAATCGCATGATCGGCACCATGGACACATACATTGAGATCGAAGAGTCGATCGAGACAAAGAATGCTCTCAATGAACCAGAAATAACCTGGCAACTGGTCACCCCAGCATGGGCAAGTAAGCGCCTCAAATCTTCATCAGAAGGTGCTGCAGATGATCAGCTCAATAGCAAAGGCATTTATGAGCTAAAGCTGCACTATGAGCCTGAAATCAAAGATGACCGCCGCATTAACATCGATGGCGAGTACTTCAACATCATTGGGCACGACCACCAGTTCAGAAAGTGGACCATCGTCACCATCGAGCGCACCAGCTATGAAAGAAGATGTTGAGATTCACGGACTGGATGAACTGGAAGCAAAGCTGAAGCAACTTGAATTAGCTACCACTAGAAAAATTTTGCGTTCAGCGCTTCTTTGGGCGGCAAAACCCATGTGGGAAAAAATGCGCGATACAGCCCCGGTAGGTATCGACCCTAAATATCTTGAACGAAAAAAGAA